GGATTTCATATGACTATTAAAAAATCAAACGGAACCCCTTTCTCGGTATGGTTGGGACAACTAGTAATCAAGGTGAATAACATTCCTTTCAAGGAATGGACTCAAGGTTATGAGGATAACTTAACTATTGAAGAAACGGTGAAGAGATATGAAGAAGGACATGGAAAGGTTAATTGAAATTGCTGATATGTTATTAGAACAATCAAGGTCAATGAAAAACGAACTACACACTACAAACAAAATAGCAATCGGTGTTTCAGTGGTAAACATACTTACATTAATGGTTATAATTGGCTTGGGGGTATTTAATTGAAATACTGTGGAAAATGCTACTTTGACCCTTTAGAGAGTATATCTAAATGGGGTTATTGTAAGGTATGTGAATACAAAAGAAAAAAGAAGGAGGAAGAAGAATGAAAACTATAAATGAGAATATAATTATAAGAAAACAAAAAGTAAAATCAAACAGTGGTATTGTAACAGGGCATCCCAAAAATGTAGGGGTGGTTGTAGTCGGTAATAGCACTATAAATAAAGGATTATCCATTGTGTATAGAAACAGTTTTGCTTTTACCCATGCGGGTGAAACCTATGAATCTGTTTCATTGAATGATGTGATAGTTATTTTGGAGGAATGAAAATGATATATGATGAAAACGAAACAAATAAAGTATTAATGAAAGGTATTAAAGCAGTAGCAGATGTGGTAGGAGTAACATTAGGCCCTGCTCGTAATTCTGTTATTATTGATAGACCCGACGACCTACCACCATTGGTTATAAATGACGGTGTTACTATTGCTAGAAATATTGCTTTACCAAAGGAAGAGATGATTGGTGCTAAACTTCTAATTGAGGTTTCTAAAAGGGCGCAAGAAAAAGCAGGGGATGGTACAACTACTGCCGCTGTTTTGGCTAATGCTCTAATTGAAGAGGGTACTAAACTACCTTTCAACCCCTCAATGGTGAGAGAGAGTTTTGAACTACTAACTGATATGTTATGTGATGAATTAGTTAAGCATTCAAATAAGGTTTCAATGGAAAACATCTTTACCATAGCAAAGATTAGTGCTAACAATGATGACTATATGGCCTATTTAATTGATAAGGCTGTTAAATCTATTGGTCTTGATGGTATCATTACTGTGGAACCATCCCATACAGGTAAAGATTCAACAGAAATAGTTAATGGTTTTGAAGCATCAAGTGGTTATATACATAATGTGTTAGAGAGAGTTAATGGTAAGAATAAAAGAATGGAGAACCCATTGGTGCTTATCAGTGACCAAGATGTGAAGGAGTTTGATGAAATCTTACCTGCGTTGGAAATCGCTAAGGCTGAAAAGAAACCCCTACTGTTGATTCTAAAATCTATTAGTCCGATAGCACTTAACTCCTTTGTGGTCAATAGTATGAATGGGACGATAGATGCTTCAATTGCTAAAGCAGAAGATATTTCAATTTGGACAGGTTTAAAGTTGGGTGACTTGGCTACATATCTAGATACGCATTATTTTATCAGTGCTTTGAATGAGGATATTAAGAATGTGGAGTTATCTCTATTGGGTCAATGCGAGTCAGTTTTGATTGATTCTACTAAAACTATCTTTATAGGTGGTGGAGAAAACGAGGAAAAAATCCTTAAAAGAATTGAAATTATTAATGAAGATTCTTTGACTGCTGAAACAGAATTTCATAAAAAGAAACACATGAGTAGAGTAGGTAAGTTAAATGGACGAGCCGCAATTATTAAAATTCATGGAGAATCCGAACAAGAAATTCAAAATAAGAAAGATAGGTTGGATGACTCCTTGAATGCAATTAGGTCAGCAATCCAAACTGGTTATACATTAGGTTCTGGTTTATCTCTAATTTATTATAACTATAAATCAGTGTATAATAATAACCAATATCTAGCAGATGTAGTACCTATTAAAATTATAGAAGCGTATAGAGATGCGCTAACTTCAGTATTTAACACATTATATTATAATCTAAAAAATGAAAATCTAGACTATAATGATGTGTTAGGTAAAACCATGAACAATCTATCCTACGATGGAATAGAAGATGAATGGTATGATACCAACATAAAGGAAGTAGTAATTGACCCAACAGGGGTTGTTATTTCCTCGCTACGGAGTGCCGTGTCAGTAGCAGGTTATGTTTTAACGGCGAAAAGAATGATAATGAGGGAAAGACATGAATTGGACAGAGCAATTTAGACCAAAAAGAATAGAAGAAATGATAGGACAACATAAATTTGTAGAAGACGCTACTAAGTGGGTTGAGAGAAAACGAATGCCTAATTTGTTTTTACATGGAGTACCGGGGACTGGAAAGACTTCAGCGGCTTTTGTATTAGCAAGTAACATTCTAGGTGAGGATTTCAAGACTAATTTTCTTGAAATAAATGCTAGTCAAGATAGACGACTTGAAACCGTTAGGGAAACCATTACTAATTTTGTAACGACTAGAAGTATTTCAAGTAATCGTAAGAAGTTTATCCTGTTAGATGAAATAGAAGGTATGACTAGAGATGCGCAAAGAGCATTGAAGCGTACTATGGAACGGGCAATAGATACTACATTTATCATCACTTGTAATGATAGTTATGCGGTAGATGATGCCCTGAAGTCTAGATGTGCAAACTATACTTTTACACCACTACCTCACGAAATACAGGTAGAAAGATTGGTAGAAATGTTGGAAAAAATAGGCATCCCACCCGCCCAAGAAACTGTTGAGAAAATTGTTGAAAATTGTAGTGGAGATTTTCGTAGAGCAATCAACGAATTACAGGCATGTATTTATTCTGATTCAGATGTATCAGAATTAATAGGTAACACAACTCGCCATTACAAAAATAGTATTAGAAAACTATTGGATGGTGACCCCGAAGGTATGACCTACCTTAATACACTAATTAAAAATGGTCAAAGTGTGAAGGATATATGTAATAAACTCTTACAGAGTGTAATGGATATGGATATGGATAATACCCAAAGGTTTATGTGCATAGCAACGGTAGGAGAAATGGAGTGGAGAAGCAAAAGTGTGACACCCAAGGTGTTAATCGCTTGGTTCTCTTCACAACTTATAAACAAAAAAGGAAAGTGAAAAAATGATTGAAAGAATAGAAAAAGAAATGATTGGTCTTGCTAAAAGACTTAGTATAGAAGTAGAAGAAATGAATGACAAGTACCGAGAACTTGCCTCTAAAAACGGTTTGGATTTGGATGATGAACGACAACAATTGATGGCTATGTCCATTACTCGTCAATATGTTAGAAGTCGTATTTCATCCAACAAGTCTGGAAGAAATAGTAATTTCGGTTCAATGGTCACGGGTTTCTTCGTGGGATTAGAACCTGTGCGTGACATTATGGAATACAAGAGAAAGAATGTTCTTTCTCGCTACAACCAAGATTCATCACAAACTCTAATTGATGAAATGGTTGCTGAAATTGAATTGGAAGATGGNGAGTACAAGAAGACACAAGTTAAGAACGGTGAATGGGAAACTAAACCAGTACCTTCCCTACCCGATTCTGCTATCTTGATTACAGAAAATACTTGGATTGTACCTATTGACCCTGTAAAAAACTGGGTGTCCGGCGATATTAACAAGGGATATGGTCGTCCTCTACCAAAAGAACAACACCAATTAAGAGCGCATTTNATTGGTCAAGAAGAAGATGGGGAAACTCAACTTTGGACTGTTCAATTGAAGAATGAAATGGCTAAGAATTTTAAGGTTGATACATTTAGAATGGTTACATTTTATGGTCTTGCTAACGGAGAAAGAAATGCTATTTATGGTATTCGTAATAAAACTCTTGAAACTCTAAACTACATTGATGTGTTGGGTGAAGATGACCCACGATGGTTTGAAACTTCTGGTTATGATTATGAGGAAGCACTTGTAGGGAATATGGGAGAATATGTCTCAGACCTTTATGATTTAGAGTCTTATCACCAAGAAATTCAAGGCCAACCCGGACTAAAGATTGCTATTACTGATGGTATCGTTACTTCAATGAATTTGAAGGTCAATGAAAAGACTGGTAATAGAGTTATTTGGATTGAACCTCTAGATGCTAACTATGGTTTTGATGATGAAGATATGCCCGAATCAACACCTATTTGGGTTCCTAGTCATGCAAATATTAATTTTGGAGTAGGTTCGGACATTGTGGTTATTGGTAGAACTAGTCAATCGCAAAAGAAGGATGATTCAGGATTCCCAATTGAAGGAGAGTTTAACCCCATATCTATTAATATGTACGGGCTAAGAGTTCGTCTTGGAACGGGTCTTGAAGAAGTAGAAGAATCAACAGAAGGGGATTCACTAAGTTATTGGTGAGTCCTCCTTCTTTGTACTATGATACCCGCATAGAGATACAGGGGTAACATAGGCCGTGTATATGTGGCGGTTGAATGATATACGAATAGGTGCAAAGCCTATACTCTAGGAGGGTAAAAAATGATTATTAGAATGAACGAAATATTACTTGATATGGATGAAGTAGAGAGTATTGAGTGGAGAGAACAAAATGATGGGGCCTTTAGTGTTAGGTTTCATATGAGAAATAGTGGAAAAATGTTTACTAGAATTGTTCATGAAAATCAATTAAAACAACTAAAAGCACAATTTAAAGGAGATGAAGAAGAATGAGTTTAAAAGGAACAGGAAAAGCAAGCAGTATATTAACTAAGGTTAATGAAGAAGAAAAGCAAGGAGCATTTGCTAAGGCAAAGGCGAGGGCATTTAATCAAAGGAGAAATTTGTTAGCGCAAGAATCAGCACATATGATTTGTGGGATTTCAGGTGACCCCGGAACTGGTAAAACAGGATTAGCCTTAGATTGTAGGACAGAGGAAGAAAGAAAAACTAATTGGGTTTTTGTTCTTGATTTTGATGAAGGAGCAGAACCTACATGGAGACAACATTGGTCATCCGATGATAAGGTTTTTATCTATAATCCTCATGTTTACAAAGAAGATATGACTATTGATTATTTGGCTACTGCTGATATGGCTCGTTTCTTTATTGGTATGGTTAAAGAAGCGATAGATACACAGAAGATTTCTTTTGATGAAGAAGAAATTGAAGTTAAGGCAGTTAAGGCTATTGTCTTTGATGGTTTGGATAGTTGGCTTGATACAACAAATATGATTGCTCGTCTAAACCACATCAAGGGTAATGACCCAAGACAAGCAGATAAGGTAAAGATGGTTCCTACACAATGGTTTGCT